AGATTTTGATTGGATTTTGCGTAGTGCATCTGTTCTAGGTTCACCACAAATTGCAATTGAATCTGATGGTGAAACAGTTAACATTATTACACTTGATACCTCAAATGATGCAGCTCATACTGATGCGCTTGAAATTACAAAAGGTAATGGTGATAAGTATCGTATGATTTTTAAGACTGAAAACATCACCAAAGTTTTGGCTGGTGGTTATGATGTTCAAATTTCCTCTAAAGGTATTTCACACTTCAAAAACAAGAAAATTGCTTTACAGTATTGGATTACAACTGAGGCTGGTTCTAAGTTTGAAAAGGCAAAATGATGGGTGAAGTAAGAACTTGGGTTGACAAAACAGAATATATTTCTGTATTGAAAAAAGAAATTGAAGTTTTGAAAACCAAATACAAACCACATGAAGAAGGTACTGGTCATTTCAATACCGCAATTTCTGTCTTACAATCTCGCATAGAAGAAATTGAAAATGAATTGAACTGGCCATTTCCAAATTAATGCGAATTATATTATATATTATGAAAGAGGTGAATTGTGGAACATTTATTGTGGACGGAGAAGTATCGCCCTAAAAATATTGAAGATTGTATTCTTCCTGAACGCCTAAAGAAACCGTTTCAGGAGTATGTTTCTCAGAAGAACATACCTAATCTTCTACTTACTGGCGGTGCAGGCGTTGGTAAGACTACTGTGGCGAAAGCCATGTGTAATGAAATCGGTTGTGATTTTATGGTCATCAATGGTTCTGATGAGAACGGCATTGATATGGTCAGAAACAAAATCACCAACTATGCATCGTCTATGTCTTTTGCTGGTGGTCGTAAAGTTATCATCATTGATGAGGCTGACTATCTATCTGCAAATGCTCAGGCGGCATTTAGAAATGCAATTGAAGAATTTGCAGTCAATTGTTCATTTATCTTCACCTGTAATTTCAAAAACAAAATCATCGAACCATTGCACAGTCGATGTGCCGTTATTGAGTTTGGCCTTAAAGCCTCTGAGAAGTCATCTATGGCAGGTCAATTCTTTAAACGAATTCAAACGATTCTGGCAACTGAAGAAATCACATATGAAACACCTGTTGTTGCTGAGTTAATCAAGAAACACTTTCCTGATTTTCGCCGTGTCATTAATGAACTACAACGATTCTCAAAATTTGGTAACATCGATACTGGTGTTCTATCACAGATTGTTGATGTATCACTTAGTGATATTATTAAATTTATCAAAGATAAAGATTTTGGTGCAATTCGTAAATGGGTCGCAAGCAATGATGTTGACCCAGCATCACTCTATCGTAAACTATATGACAACTTGTATGAAGTATTGAAACCTCAATCCATTCCACAAGCAGTTGTTATTCTAGCCGATTATCAATACAAACAGGCATTTGTTGCAGACCAAGAAATTAATCTTGTGGCTTGCTTGACTGAATTGATGGTGTCTTTGGAGTTTAAGTGATTAAAATCTTTACACCAACCATAGAATGGATTCGTAATGACTATGCTAGTAATCGTTTTCGCTTTTGTGTTGAGTTGTTTGCTTGGTTTATATCTATCGGGTGTAGCATTACGATGGCGGCCACAGTACCACATCCACCCCTACTTGTTCTCTATCCTATATGGATTACTGGTTGCATTTTGTACGCTTGGGCTGCTTATACTAGGAAATCTTTTGGGATGTTGGCTAACTATGTCTTGTTGACTACAATTGATACAATTGGCCTAGTGAGAATGTTATGATTATTGATGAGAGAAACCTAGATGAGAAAGCTCTATTCAATAATCCAATTTACTTGTTGACTGGTGATTTTGAAACGGCTAAGTTCTTTAGTTGTCTTGCATCAGCGTGTTGTAAATTCGGTTACTTTGTAGAGAAAGCAATCAAAGAACATTTCAAATATACATACATTAAACAAACAGAAATAGGTGTTACAAATACAGGAAAGTTTTTGTTACAGAAACCTAAGTTTGGTGCAGAAGTGCCAGACTATGTGTTAGTTGATGAAGATACAAAAACAATCTATGTTTATGAATTGAAGATTAATCTCAGAAACATGGACTCAAAGAAGGCACATGGAGAGAAAGCCAAATATCAAAGATTGAAGTTACACTTGGAAGAAATACATCCAGAATATGAAACTAAAATCTTTGTTGTCAATTTTTTAGGTGCGTCTGGTAGAAATGTTGGTTTGTATGAAGGACTAGACTACCTAAAGATAGTATCAGGTGAACAGTTCTGTGAAATGATGGATGTATCTTTTGCCTTGGTTATGGATAAAATACATTCCTCACGAAGTGAAAATCAGCAGTTTTTATTAGACTATAAACAGAAAAAGTTGGAAGAAGTAAAAGAACCACAGTTCCAACAACAAAATACATTGGTGCAATTTTATGAATCCGTTTGATTATGTGAACCAGATTTTGTATGGTAAAAAGAATCTGATTGTTGATGAGGTCACAGAAAAGTCATATACACCTTTTCTGGTCAACCGGTCTTTGTCCTACCACAAAGACTGTATTGGATATGCCAATGAGATGAACCGCCGCCACCATCTGGACAAGAAGTTACAATTCGATTTTTTACTAAATACGATAAGGTCACAAAAACGACCTTTTGCAAAGTGGGTAAAATCTGAAAAAAGTGAAGATATAGAATGTATTAAAGCCGTCTATGGTTTTTCAGATATCAAAGCTCGTGAAGCTCTACGCCTACTTAGTAATGAACAAATCCAACAATTAAAAGAACAAACCGATATCGGTGGATTAGGAAAGTGAAATGGTCGATTTAACCAAGTTTGTTGAGGTTACACTCAATGAACATGATGACTTTTTGAAGGTAAGAGAAACACTTACCCGAATTGGTGTATCATCTCGCAAAGAAAAAGTTCTATACCAATCTTGTCATATCTTGCATAAGCAAGGACACTATTACTTGGTACATTTCAAAGAACTATTTGCGTTAGATGGTAAACCAACAAACATCTCTGAGAATGATATTCAGAGAAGAAACGCAATTGCAAAATTATTGGAAGAATGGGATTTGGTAAAAATTATAAACCCCAAAGTAATCGGTGAAGATGTTGCACCGTTACACCAGATTAAAATAATTGCTTTCAAAGAAAAAGATGAATGGGAATTAATACCAAAATATAATATTGGTAAAAAACCAAACGAAAATCATAATTATTGAATAAATAGGATTTGTCCGTAAGGACAAAACCAACGCCTTAGGGGTTGGTTATTTCTGTAACTCGCTTAATAGGAGAACTATATGACACTAGGACATATTTCATTTGGTCCGTTACATCATACGACACTTGGCTTTGAACGCCTGTTTAACGACATGGAAAAAATGTTGGATAATAATATTTCAAAAGCCGTATCAAACTTTCCACCACACAACATTCTTAAACTAGACAACAATCGCTACATCGTAGAATTGGCAGTCGCTGGTTTCTCAAAGAATGAGATTGATATTACTGTTGAAGATGGTAGTTTGATTATTAAAGGTGAGAAAGAAGAAAAAGAAACTGATGTTCAATATCTACATAAAGGTATTGGCACTCGTTCTTTCACCAAAACACTCCGTATCGCCGATACTGTTGAAGTTAGAGGTGCGGAATTTGCTGATGGTATTCTTAAAATTGGTTTAGAGAATATTGTTCCTGACCATAAGAAACCACGCAAGGTCGAAATCGGCAAACAAATTAAGTTTGCCCAACCTGAACTACTAACAGAGTAGTTTGCCTGAAAGGTGCGGTTGTTTGCCGCACCTTTTCAAAATTTGTGTTATAATGATTGCATCTTAGCGGAAAATTATATTATGAAAATAGCACTCGCCTCAGACATTCATCTAGAGTTTGCGGATATCAATTTAAAGAATACAGAAAATGCCGATGTATTGATACTCGGTGGTGATATCTGTGTGGCTGCTGATATTGGTAAACCAGACCCTCATGGTTTTTTAGAAGGCGCTCGTAGCAATCGTATTAACGATTTCTTCAAGCGGTGTTCATTCCAATTTCCTCATGTAGTGTACATCATGGGTAATCACGAACACTATCATGGTGATTTTGCCACAAGTGGAAATAAAATCAAATCAATGTTAGAATCTAATATGTTGAGCAATGTGTATTTGCTTGACAAAGAATCTAAAGTGATTGATGATGTTACATTCATTGGTGGTACTTTGTGGACCGATATGAACAGAGAAGATGATATGACTCTATTACACATTCGTGGAATGATGAATGACTTCCGTTGTGTGAAGAATTCTAACCGAACGGTCTCTCGTAAAGTTCCTCTTTACAAGAAAGATGAGAATGGACAATACATCAACGAAACAGTTGGCGGTATCAATCGTCTAGTTGAAGATGGTTACAAATTCAAAGAAGAAGTTTCTACATTTTCACCAGAAGATGCTGTTGTTGACCACAAGAAAATGCTTGGTTATATTCAAACTGTGATTGAAGGTAAGTATGACCAGAAGTTTGTTGTTGTTGGTCATCATGCACCAAGTCGTTTATCAACACATCCTCGATATGCAAGAGAAGAATTGATGAATGGTGGTTACAGTTCTTCATTAGATGAATACATCATGGAACATCCACAAAT